CTTTAGAGGCAAAGGTTGTTTTACCTATGCCATCTGTTCCAGCTACATTAATTTTTAAAGCCGGGACTTTAATTCCTGTTTCAATAGTATTCAATAGACTCACTCCTCATCTCCTTTTAATGGATCAATAAAAGATATGTAAGGCCTTTCATTGATCTTAGTTGTAAGTGCAGATTCAATCTTATGCCAAGTATCTGGGTCAGCTTCTTGAATCTTTTTGCTTTCTCTGACGTTCTCAACAAACTCTGTCTTAAAAGGAAAGTTTTTTATTTGTGTAGATATATCTTGCAATAACTCTTGATCCCACTTTTTGGTTACTTTGAATTGAACTCTTAAATCTTTAGGGATGACTCCATTTAATGGAACTCGTGTAGATCCACCAGAGTTTGATAATGTTTGTGTAATGGTTTTAATCTCTTCACATTCTATAATAGCGTTGTCTAAATCTTTAGACTCTGCTTTTAAATTAGCTTGCTCTTGTAGATTAATTTTTTTAAGCTTGAGTAAAGCACGCAAGCTCATTGATTCATAATTTATGTCTTTAGTCATATGTTCTCCAAAACAAATACTCTATCTATATTAATGATATAAAATCATTTGTCAACAAATATCTTTACAATTTGTAATGTGTCAATTATGATTGTCTTTTTAGGAGAGAAATGCAACTCAAAGATTACATCGAAAAACGAGGCGAAGAATCTTTAGCAAAAGATTTGAAAGTTTCAGTGTCAACTATCCGGGCTTGGCGTTGGGGTCATAGACAACCCTCAGTAAACCAGGCTAAGAAACTTATTAAAATGACTGGTCGTGCTCTTGATTGGGAGAGCATCTACGGATCTATTGAAAAGGTATAAATGCCTATTGACTTGAACCTCAACACAAAGGGGGAAGAAATCATGGATCACTCTCGCAAAGAGATGCTTATGTCTTTTTATGAGAATCATTTTCATCTCATACCTTGTGGTTCAAAGACAGACACGATACCAGATTACTTTAAACGCAGACATCAATACGAAGAAGATGATGTATTAATAAAACGATGGTCAAAGACACCAAGAGTTAAGTGGTCTAACTACATAGAAAAACAACCCACATTAAAAGAAATCAAACAATGGTACTTACAGTTTCCAACTTGTAATTGGGCAGCTATCACAGGCATCAACTTTGTGGTGCTTGATGCAGATACGCAAGAGGCTTGTGAGTTTGTTGAGTCAGGTCAGATAACAAGAACCACCATGAAACAAAAGACACCTCGTGGTGGCTATCATTATTTTTACGCTATCAATCCAAATCTCAAAGTGAGAAACACCACAGGCAGATTAGATATCAGAGGAGAGGGTGGCTATGTCATGATATCGCCCTCCGATCATTACATGTTTGAAACTGTGGATGGGATTAATATAGATGACATGGACGAGCTCCCTTGTCTTAGCAGTCAAGACATGAAAGTTATCTATGACTTTAATGACACAGGTAAAACTCCATCACAAAACAACAGCTTGCTTACTACTGATGGAGTTGATACTGGTATGCGTAACGATACCTTGGCTAGACTTGTAGGCAAATGGATTGTTGAAGGATGGGGCAGACGAGAGGTCATTATCAAAGCTTTGGATTGGAATCAAACCAACAACCCACCCATGAGCGTACAAGAAGTCTTACAAACTGTTGGCAGTATTTGTGAAGGGCACATGCGAAGAAACCCAGATGATGAACCTGGAATCTTACAATGGAATACGAGTCAGTGGCAGATAGAGTTGACAGAAGAACTCAAAGAAATCATGGATCAAGAAGACCCACTTGATACTCAAAAGAATGAAGACAAACCAGATAGAGACCCACTCGGACTCAAAAGTTTTTCTGATCCCTTTTGGGATGGCATGGACTCATCACGCATTGAACAGTTTTGGGGGGATGCATTTGTCTTTCAACAATCAAGAGTTTTGCTGTTGGGTAAACCCAAGATAGGTAAATCGCATTGGCTAGGTGCATTCGCATCAGCAGCCACGACAGGCACAGAGTTTATGAATCAACAGTTTAGTAGGCCTCTCAAGGTTATGTGGCTACAAGCAGAGATCATTCATGAGTTTCTTAAACAAAGAATCGACATGTACTATCAACCTTTCATTCATGACCAAGAGATGCTAGAGATAGGCAAGTCTAATCTAATTGCTTCAGGTAGGCTACGCAAGAACCTCATGCGAGACAAAGACATAGATGAGATAGCAACAAGTATTGATTATCACAAACCGGACATAGTAATGATTGACCCTATCATTAACTTCTTTGATGGTGAAGAGAACTCTAACTCAGAGATACATGCAATGCTCTCGAGGGTAGACAGACTCATAGAACTCTTTGGCGTAGCTTTTATTATCGCTCATCACACTGGTAAAGAAAGAGCAGATGACTTGTCGTTCATGTCAGCGCGTGGTGGTAGTGCCTTTGCTGGTTGGATGGATTCAGGTGTCAAGCTGTCAGGTAAGAAACCCAACATCAATGTATTCTATGAGGCAAGGAATGCTAAAGAACCCGAACAACATCTCGCTTACTTTGATTATGACAGGGGATTTTTTAGGGTGGTTGATGCACAAGATTCTCCAGATGAAGTAGAGATAGCAAGAGTTGTGGCATCAGCGATGGATAAGCACAAGTTTTACACACGACAGGATCTCGAGCTTCTTGCTCGTAAAGCTTTGAAAGAAGCTGACCTAGCATCAGGAGAGAGAGCAGCAAGGTACGCAGTCTCACATGTGCAAAAGTATTTAGGAGATAGAGTTAAGAATCACAATGTCCCAGGTAAGAACACTTGGTATTACTTAGAGGGCAATGAAATGAAGAGACCTTGGGATGATTAACCTAGACAAGAAAGCATTGCGCGAGGCTATGGTCGATACATTTACTGGCACGCTTATCAATCTGCCTTTGGTTTGGTTGGTCTTGTTTCTGTGCTTGATGGTCACACACAACAGCTTCTTGATATCACTGGCCCAAGCAGGTGTCTTGACGATAGTGGCAATCATTAGAAAGTATTGCATCAGAGTTTGGTTTAAGAGAAGGGGGGAGGCGTGATAAAGATATTACATGGAGACTGCATAGAGTCTTTAAAGTCTCTTGAAGATCAATCTATTAATACTTGCATAACTTCACCGCCATACTATGGCCTTAGAGACTATGGGACTGCTGATTGGATTGGAGGCAATATTGATTGCGATCATACCTACCATGTAACCAGTGCTTATAATAAAAATTTTAATGAAAGATGGGGTAATCCTTCGGGCAATAGAAAACAAAAAAGCGAAAGACACAATGTTGAGTATAAAAAAGAATGTAAAAAATGTGGTGCACAAAGAGAAGATAAACAACTTGGCATGGAAGATACGATAGAAGAATTTACAGAAAATTTGGTTACAGTATTTAAAGAAATCAAAAGAGTATTGCGAGACGATGGAACAGTTTGGCTTAACATTGGTGACAGCTATAGCAAAAAACAACAACTTATTGGTGCTCCATGGCGGGTCGCACTTGCATTGCAAGATGATGGTTGGTATTTAAGACAAGACATCATTTGGAACAAACCAAACGCAATGCCTGAAAGTATAAAAAACAGATGCACCAAGGCTCATGAATACATATTCTTGTTGAGTAAAAATAAAAAATACTATTACGATAACGAAGCTATTAAAGAAGATTGTGTTGGCAAAGACGAGCGTAAGTGGGCAGATAGTTATGACAAAGTTGGCTCAGTTATACAAGGTGATACCAATGCTGGGATTAAAAGAACCAAAAGATATTCAAAAGACGATGACTTTAAAAGAAACAGAAGATCTGTTTGGACTATTACTACCAAGCCATTTAAAGGCGCACACTTTGCCACCTTTCCTAAAGATTTAATCGAGCCATGCGTATTGGCTGGTTGCCCTGAAGGTGGAACAGTGCTTGATCCCTTTGGTGGTTCTGGAACAACAGGCATCGTTGCAGCTCAACACAATAGAAAAGCTTTATTGCTGGAGCTTAATAAAGAATACATAAAGTTAGCTCAAGGGAGAATAGAAAAAGAAATGGGAATGTTTGCAGAGTTAAAAGTGGAAATGAAAGATGATTAGGATACTAGATTTATGTTCCGGGATTGGTGGATTTAGTCTTGGATTGGAGGCAACAGGTGGCTTTGAGACGGTAGCGTTTTGTGAGTTTGATGAGTTCTGTTGTAAAGTATTAAACAAGCATTGGCCTAATGTGCCAATCTACAATGACTTAAAGGAGTTAGGCAATGACCCAAGGAGAATTATTCAAGAGTTCGACCTCATCTGTGGAGGCATCCCCTGTCAACCGTTCAGTGTTGCAGGCAAGAAAAAAGGCAAGGAAGATGACAGACACCTCTGGCCGTACATGTATGCAATTGTTAAATCAAAGAAACCCACTTGGGTCATTGTCGAAAACGTTG